AAGTATTCTCCGTTCCTACATATAGATGTATTCCATTACAAAAAAATACTTAAGCAGATTGTCGGAGGAGTATGAGTTTTTTTGATTCAGAGGTTGTTCGTGCTGAAATAGCTGAAATATCCGACCTTCAGGAAGATATTTACAGAAACGTATTTGAATTTCCTCAAATGAATAAAGAGGAAAAACTATTTCATGTGTCTCTTCTTGAGAAACTTTTAAATAAGCAACAAATTCTTTATACTCGTCTGAAACTTTCTGATGATCCAGAAGCAATTCGGATGAAAGAAAAGATTAGAGAATCTGCACAAATGATGGGACTTCCTGCAAATGTGGATATGAATGTTATTTTTAACAACATGACCAAACTGCTGGAAACTATGAAAGAACGTATTGACAATACTGGTTCCAACCTGTAAACTGATGGGGTACACAAAGGCCAAATCCAAACAATCCGAGGTATACAAATGTCTTTTGAAAATCTGAAAAAGCAATCCAAACTGGGTTCTCTCACTGAGAAACTGGTGAAGGAAGTAGAGAAAATGAGCACTGGTTCTGGTGGTGCTGACGAACGTTTCTGGAAACCAGAAATGGACAAAACTGGTGTTGGTTCCGCAATCATTCGTTTCCTTCCTGCACCTGAAGGTGAAGAACTTCCCTGGGTCAAAATGTATGCACATGCCTTCCAAGGTCCTGGTGGTTGGTATATTGAAAACTCTCTGACTACGATTGGTCAGAAGGATCCTGTTTCCGAGCACAACCGTGAACTCTGGAATAGTGGTAGTGATAAGGACAAAGAAACTGTTCGTAAGCAGAAGCGTAAACTGTCTTACTACAGCAACATCTATGTGGTAAAAGATCCTGCACACCCTGAGAACGAAGGTAAAGTCTTCCTGTTCAAGTTCGGTAAGAAGATCTTTGATAAGATCCTGAATGCTATGCAACCTGAGTTTGAAGATGAAGAACCGATCAATCCTTTTGACTTCTGGGGTGGTGCAAACTTCCGTCTGAAGATTCGTAAGGTTGAAGGTTATTGGAACTACGATAAGTCGGAGTTTGATTCTCCTTCTCCTCTCTTTGATGACGATGATGCTCTGGAAGCACTGTGGAAGAAAGAGTATTCTCTCTCTGCTATTGTTGCTCCTGATCAGTTCAAGTCCTATGAGGATCTTGAGAAGCGTCTGAAGTATGTTCTGGGTCAGAAATCTGCTCGTGCAGCTGTTCAAGAGCAAGAGGATGAGTACGAATCTTATGTTCAAACTCCCTCTAAAGAAGAGAGTGTCATTGCAGAACTGGAGCAATCCTTTGCTCGTAGCAAGTCACCTTCACTTCCTAAGATTGAAACTCCCGATGAAGATGAAGATGATGCCCTCAGTTACTTCCAACGACTTGCTGAAGATTGATCACTGATACAATCTAATATTGTCTCCCCTCTTTAAGGTAGCATTCACATATTGAGTGCTACCTTTTTTGTATGGCATAATATCTTCAAGATCATTGAATACGATATTCAGATATCTTGGCTTTAGAATAAAGATATTTCTCTTATCGTTTTCAATTTCTTGTTCATATTGGAGGTTAGTAACTTCTTGCGTAATTCCAGTTTTAGTTACTTCTTGACCTAGAGATGCATCATAATAAGTAACACTAAAGTTTTGTGGAACTTGAAGACCCTGTGGAACAATAGTTGCTCCTGCAACATTTTTAACTTCTACGGTTTCGTAATGATGAGTTGCATTTAGATTAGTATAAGATCCATACTTTTCAAGCATTATTGCATCAAATGAAGTTTGTGGTATTGGCCACTCTGTTTGAATATTCAGAATATTATTTGAAAGAAGAACAACCCAATCTAGAGTTTCGTCATTGTAAAACTTATATGCAACATTATCTGGTCTTTCGTCACCCGTAATTTGATACTTGGTGAAGAAATTTAAATTGCCAAAAATATCCTCACGAAGTTTTCCTTTCTTGAATAAATTCTTTACTGGAATGTAATCAGAGATTGCCTTGTTCTCGGCAGTTCTACTGACATAATCAAAATTAGGAACTTGTCTGAAATAAGGTTTTGTCATTTTTAGTAACCCATGTCGTTTGTATCTTCGTCATAATCATTTGCATAAATTGGATCTAACTCATTGAATTGCATATTCACATTATATGAAGTCATAGATCCATCTTGATATGTCATATAAGAACCATCTGGAGTATAGTCAACCGAAAATCCAGTTAATGCACACACTTTTATTTTATTTAAGAATGGGTGCTGATCTCCATTTGCATAGATGTATTTTAATCTGAAAACGTTTGGAGTTTCTAAAAATAAACTTTCGGTAGATTTTCTCGGTGCCATGTTCTTTTTGAAGAACTTTATAATCTGTTTTATTTCTCTTGCCTCATCATCATCTCTTGGGGTAAATCTATAACTATAGTTAAAAGTTCTGAGGTTTGGTGCGGAGAATAGTAGTTCTAAGTTAGGATTTAATACTTGCCCAGTTCCTCTTGTGAATATATTTGCCCCAACTGCTCGTCCAGCAAAATAATTTGCTATTTCTTCTGCTCCAATTTGACCTGATAGTGCTCTTGCTGCTTCTGCAGTATCCATCATCAAACCAGATGCTAGAGCATTAAAATTTAAGTCTCTTCCATTATAAATCGCATTTTTTGCAATCCCTGCTCCAGCAATTTGGAGTGCATTTAATTGATCTTGACCCCAACCAACAGAGTTACTTTCACTAATTCCAGGTTGCATTGGTAGAAAGACAGTTCCATTTGAACTTGTTATTCTTTTATCAGCTTCTGGTAAACTTATCGATCCTGCGCCAAATCTAGATGGTTCATACTTAAAACAAGTTACTTGAAAGTAGTCATAATTTTGACTTTCATATAGTGGATATCTTAATACACTCTTTGATGGATTTGGTGATGTTTGATTTTCTGGTCCTGCTGTGGATAAAGTTTCTCCTGGATTTCCTTCTCCATCTTGTATAGCTCCTGCTGTCGGAAAAACATTGGTATTGACCCTATAATCAAATGTTCCATTATTTTTATATGCTAATCTGGCATCAATACTTAAATTGTTGATTGCTTGAGAAGTTAAGTCAGTTAGATTTTGATTATTTTCGTATACAAATTGCGTTGCTGCTTGTCCACTCGATAAAGTTGTATTTGAATATCCCTGCCATTTTCTAAGCTTGGAATTCCAAGCGCCAATTTCAGTTCCGGAATCTTTTACGGTTGGGGTTAATTGAGGATCCCCGTAAATTAGTTCTGGTCTTCTTCCCCCAACTGTTATTGGTTGGCTTAAACTATTTGCCATCAGACACTTTTTAGTTATTTAGTCCTTATTTTGCCGAAAGGTAATGAACGAAGATAGTCAATTTCATTTGGTTTGATAAGATGAAGTGCTCCTGCAACTTCTATCCAAGTATAGTTTCTCATCATACCCCAATGATAGTTAAAACCTTTAAATCCCCATTTTTGAACTTCAGTTACTGCAACTAGTGGATGTTCATCATAAGTAATTTCTGGAGTTTTTGGTATGTATACAAAAGTATAATAGTTTCCTGGGTCTGGGATATATTCAATTTCTCTAAACACCTCCATAATGTTCATCATAATTAAGTCAGCATCTTCATTACCGTCAAGTTTTCTTTTTAGTTGAGATACTCTTGGTGACTGAGTTTGAATGTCCTGCCCAAAACCTTTTGCCATTACCCAATACCTAATTCGTTTTCTGTGATGATACGAAACTCAAGCATTCTATCTGCACACCATTCTTTTGCTGCCTTCCACTTTGCCTCATTCACTGCATAAGTTTTGACTTCGTTAATGAATGTTCTAGTTCTCTTCTTACTCGTTTGAACAGGAGGCATTGTTTGTCTTTTGGGTTTTATTTCTATCACATACTTTTTGATTTCACCAGATTGCTCACGAACTTTAATAATAAAATCTGGGAAGTATCTTCTAACTCTGCTGGTGGTTGGGTCGAAGTATGGTATAAAGAATTCTTCGGATCCCCATTCCAAAATACTCTCATTTAAATCACACCACCGACAAAATTTGCGTTCCCAACTGCTACGACAAATAATATTATTGGGATCACCCTTATACTTTTTTGGATACTCAGGTTTATAACGACTTTTAATGCTTTCTGCCATTATACATAATATATCGGTAGAAATATTTATAGATGGCA